TGTTTAGAGATAGCCTCAGGAGCAAAACGAACAGAAAAAGAAATCAATGCAAAAACAGAAAGTGAAATAAATCGTGAATGTCCAACACTTGCCAATCCTAATTTTATTCCCGTTATTCGCTAGCGGTTGTGCTTTTCCAAGTCTTTGGAAAAAAGATGTCAAACAAATAGAAGTAAAGCAAGTAGCAGTTGAGAGAATAAAATTAGACATAGAAAATCCAAAACCTTTGAAACCACAAGAACTTAAATGGGTTCTGATTACACCAGATAATGTAGATAAAGTTTGGGAAAAATTAAAAAAGAATAAAAAAGATTTAGTTTTATTTGGCCTTACAGATGAGGGATATGAGAAGTTGTCTATAAATATGGCTGAAATAAGAAATTTTATCAACACTCAAAGAGTAATTATTTTAAAGTATAAGGATTACTATGAAAAAGACGATAGCGATAATTAGTGCAGTATTCATTTTATCTGGCTGTAGTTTATTAGATGCCTATAAAACATCAAAGTTTGATGGTAATGAATACTTTAGTGTTAATCAAATAAGAACAATCGCTGAAATAGCTGAACCCTATTGTGATACAGGTACCATAGATTATTCTTTGATAAAACAAATATATGTAAGTTCTTCATTAGCTGTTAATTATACTCAATATTTACCAGAGAATGAAGATTCACACGAGCTGTTAAAAGGTTTACATACTTTAATCGTAGGTTTCAAAACACAATATGATAATAAAGGTGGTAGAATTTCTAAAGCATATTGTAACTTAAAACTCAATTCTATTAAAAGAACAGCCGAGAAAATCCAACAAGTTATAGGGAGTAAATCTAGATGAAACTAGATTGGGAAAAAGATCCTAAAAAACAATCAGGTGGTTCAGAATGGAGACCCATTTTAAAATTTTGGTTATGTGCTTTTATAATAATATGCACATTACTAATAGCCACAGCATTTGCCTTCGCACCATTTAAAATTAGTTAAGGAGTTGAAATGGAAAACAAATACAACCTAACCTCAATAGAACATGACTACATAGAAATAAATAAAGAATATGATGAAGGTAATCTTTCTAAAGAAGAATATACCGACCTTCTAAAAGGTTTAAGTGTTGAAGAAGCTGTATGTACAGGTGTTGATCAATTACACCGTAAACAAGAGTTACAAAAAAGAATTGAACAATCTATTAAAGTTATCTCAGCAATATTATAATGCCAGATACGAGAGAAATCCAAGAGTTGAAACTTGATGTTGGTTTATTAAAAAGAGATATAAACCAAACTAATAAGTTATTGGAAAAACTCTCAATATCAATAGATAAGATACAAGAGCTAAATGTGAATGTTTTACAAATGTTATCATTACATGAAGAAAAGCTCGATCAAAATGAAAAAAATAGAAATAGTGTAAAGAATGATATAAAAGAAATACATTCAAGAGTTACCACAATTTCAAGAGAGGTACATGAGAGAATAGATCAAGTGCCTAATCAAATAACTTCCGTTCACGAAAGAATCGACCAAATAGAATCAACCATTAATATGAGGCTTGATTCTTTACGAAAAGATTTATTAGATCACAAAAAAGTTGATAAGGGTAGATGGACAAAAACCATATCAGAAGTGGAAAAATATAAATGGGCAATTGTAGGTATAATAATAACAGCTGCGTTTTTCTTAGGTAAACTTGATATGAACTCTCTATTATCGCTTGTAATTTAATAGTATTACTGTTATATTATGAAGTATGTCTTTAGCAATTGAATCAAAATTTATTCGTTTATTATCTCACAGATTAAGAAACTTCAAACAAAAGAAAGATTATGTTTGGAACTTTTCTTGCCCAATTTGTGGTGATAGTAAAAAAAACTTACTTAAAGCAAGGGGCTATGTTTACTCTAAAGGAAATAATTTATTCTATCGTTGTCATAACTGTGGCTCTAGCCTTAGTCTTGGCAATTTCATTAAGCAGTTTGACTCTGAAATATACAAAGAGTTTGTACTTGAGCGATACAAATCAGGTGAATCAGGATTCTCAAACTTCAAAAAACCAAAATTTGAAAATATTAAGCCACCAAAGTTTGGAAAAATAGAAAAACAAAACTTTGAATATGGTGAGTGGTTATCAGATTTACCTGATGATCATTTTTGTAAAGCGTATGCAAAACAAAGAAAAATACCGAACAAACATTTTAGTAAATTATTATTTACACCTAATTACAAAAAGTTTGTTCAGAGTATGATGCCTGATAATGAAATGAAAATCACACCAGATGCAAGACTTGTAATACCATTCTATGATAAGAATGATGAAATTTTTGCGATCTCAGGTAGAGCTCTTGAATCAGGTGATAGAAGATTAAGATATATAACATTGCGAACAAATGAATCTGAAAGTAAATTAGTTTATGGTCTTGATCGTGTTGATTTTGATGACATAGTTTATATTGTAGAGGGTCCTCTTGATTCACTTTTTTTAGATAACTGTATTGCTTCAGGCGATGCTAACTTATCAATCATAGCGGAAGACTTGACAAATGTGGATAAAGAAGATAAAATACTAATCTTCGATAATGAACAACGAAATGCAGAGGTATGTAAATTAATGTGGGATGCCGTGAAGCGTGGCCACCATATTGTTATTTGGCCACAATCAATAAAAGAAAAGGATATTAATGAGATGATTATGTCAGGATATACTCAAAGAGAGATAAAGAAGATTATAAGTACAAGCACTTATTGTTGTTTGAGAGCCTTTAATAAATTAACATTCTGGAAAAAAGTATGAAAGATGTCCAATTGATTGGCATTTCGTCATTTTATGGTGAATTGAAAGATAAAAGTCCTGAAGATGCTATTGTTTATATGGCAAGAGTATCAAATCCAAGTAATCAAAACAATTTTGAAAGCTCAGATAAACTAATAAGATATTTAATCAAGAATAAACATTGGTCACCTTTTGAGATGGTGCATATTGTGATGGAAATAAACACTACTAGAGATATTGGAAGGCAGATATTAAGACACAGGTCTTTTTCTTTCCAAGAGTTTAGTCAGCGTTATGCAGATCCAACAGCTGTTTTTGGATTTACTAACATTAGAGAAGCTAGATTACAAGATGAAAAAAACAGACAGAATAGTATTGATTTAGATGAAACAAATGCAAATCACAGACATCTACAATATATTTTTGAACAAAGACAAAAACAAATTAAAGAACTAGCAATAGACAGTTATGAGCATTTAATAGAAAAAGGTGTAGCAAAAGAACAAGCTAGATCAATTTTACCTGAAGGCCTTATGATGAGTAAAATGTATATGTCAGGAACTTTAAGATCCTGGATTCATTACTGTGACTTGCGAATGGAAAATGGAACACAAAAAGAACACATGGAGATTGCAAAAAAATGTTGGTTAATAATCAAGAAAGAGTTTCCTAATGTTGCTAGGGGATTATATCAAGAAGAAGGTAGAAATAATGGAAACTAATAAACTAGAAGGTGTTAAAGAATCAGTAAAGTTACACCCAAGTAAATATGTGTGGATGAATTATAGTAAAGATAAATTATTCGATCCTCTAGGTTTTAAAAGATTAAAAGAATCTTATATGCGAGAGGACGAAACATCACCACAGGAGAGGTTAGCATATGTTTCACATACATTCGGAAGTAATGACCAACATTCACAACGTCTTTATGAATATGCTTCTAATCATTGGCTTTCTTATTCTACTCCCATTTTATCTTTTGGCCGTAGTAAGCGTGGCCTCCCTATATCTTGTTTCCTGCCTTATCTTCATGATAGTAGAGAAGGTTTGGTTGACACTCTTTCCGAGGTAAACTGGTTATCAATGTTAGGTGGTGGTGTCGGGATTGGTCTAGGAATACGATCAAGTGATGATAAATCGACTGGTGTAATGCCACACTTAAAAACATATGATGCTTCAAGTTTAGCATATAGACAAGGTAGAACTCGCAGAGGTTCTTATGCAGCTTATCTTGATGTATCTCATCCTGATATTATACAGTTTTTAGATATAAGAAAACCAACTGGCGATCCTAACATGAGAACAATGAATTTACATCATGGTATTAATATTACTGATAAATTCATGCAGCTCATAGAGAAAGCTATGGTCGATAAAAACTTTGATGATACATGGGAACTTACTGATCCACATTCAGGTGAAGTAAAAGAAACCATATCAGCAAAGAAATTGTGGCAAAAAATATTAGAATTGAGAATGATGACCGGCGAACCATACTTGCATTTTACTGATACAAGTAATCGTATGATGCCGGAGTTTCAAAAGAAAAAAGGACTAAGTATTAGACAATCAAAACTATGTTCAGAGATTATATTACCAACAAATAAAGATAGAACAGCCGTGTGTTGTTTATCTTCACTTAATTTGGAGTATTTTGATGATTGGAAAGATAATGATATGTTTCTTAGGGACGTGGCAGAGATGCTTGATAACGTACTTCAGTATTTTATTGATAACAGTCCCGATGCTGTACACCGTGCAAGGTATAGTGCTACAAATGAGCGTAGCATTGGTATCGGCGCTCTTGGCTTTCATGCCCATTTGCAGAGCCATTCAATACCTTATGAATCCGCACTTGCAAAGTCTAGAAACGTGGAAATGTTCAGACACATCAGGAGAGGATTAGATGAAGCAAATTTGGAATTGGGGAAACTTAGAGGAGAAGCTCCTGATGCTGCTGGTACTGGCCGTAGGTTTTCTCACCTCATGGCTATTGCTCCCAATGCTAGTAGTAGTATTATCATGGGTAATACAAGCCCTAGTATAGAACCATTTAGAGCTAATGCTTATAGACAGGATACTGTATCTGGCGCCTATTTACATAAAAACAAATATCTAGACAGTATAATAAAAGAAAGGGCTAAAGATGAGGTTGATTATCAAAAAATCTGGAGTAACATTATTGCTTCCGATGGATCCGTACAACACCTTAATTTACTCAATGACCGGGAAAAGGACATCTTCAAAACGAGTATGGAAATTGACCAGAGATGGGTTGTGGAACACGCAGCTGACCGACAAAATTACATTGACCAGGCGCAATCCGTTAACCTTTTCTTTCGGCCGGATGTCAACGTAAAATATTTACACGCAACACATTTTATGGCATGGAAAATGGGACTTAAAACTTTATACTATTGTCGATCAGAAAAAATCGGCAAGGCAGATAAAGTTGCAAAAAAGATTGAAAGGGAAGTAATTAAAGAATTAGATATGAAAGCAATCGCAGAAGGCGAAACAAGGACTCAAGCGATCATTTATGGAACTTTAACTTGTGGGTGGTGTCAAAAGGCTAAGAACGAGCTTTCTGAAAGAGGTATCACTTTTGATTTTGTTAATATTAAAGAACTAGGTAAAACAGCGGCTGAAGTAACAGGCAGACCAGTTACAACAGTACCACAAATTTACTTAGAAGGTGAATATATTGGAGGATATAATGAGTTGATGATACATCTCAACCAACAATCAGAACCAGATGAGTGTACCGCTTGTGAAGGATAATTGTACGAGAACATAGAAATACATAAAACTAAATCAGCCTATTGGGTTATAGGTTACATATCTGTTTTTGGTGGACCATTTGGCACAGAAGAACAGGCTCGAAAATATAGGGAGGATTTAATAAAAAAATGGCTTACTCAAGAAAAGTATTAGATCATTATGAAAATCCTAGAAATGTTGGGTCACTTGATAAAAATGATGAAGATGTAGGCACAGGTATGGTCGGTGCACCGGCCTGTGGTGATGTAATGAAATTACAAATAAAAGTAAATGATGATGGTATTATTCAAGATGCGAAATTTAAAACCTATGGTTGTGGTTCAGCCATAGCAAGTAGTAGTTTGCTCACAGAATGGGTAAAAGGTAGTCATATAGACGAAGCTGCTAAATTAAAAAACACAGAGATCGCAAAAGAGTTAGCATTACCACCAGTTAAGATACATTGTTCAATTTTAGCTGAAGATGCAATTAAGGCTGCCGTTGAAGATTATAAGAATAAAAAAGAAGGTGTTAAAGTTAAACTCGAAAAATTAAATTAGGAGTATTATGCAGAACGATTTAAAACATTGTAGATTATCTGATCTAGTTTATAATGATCTTAGTGCAAAAATTAGAAAAGAAATTTGTAAAATGGGTTACGATACAGTTAAGTTTATTGACGTTGATGGTGCTCAGGCCTATGTTTGCAAAAGTGAAACTCAAATAACATTTGTTTTCAGAGGCACAGAACCTAAAGAAGCAAGTGATGTAGTTGCAGATTTAAAAGCATGGAAAGAAAAGAGTAGAGTTGCAGGAAGAGTTCATGATGGGTTTTATGGTGAACTCGAAAAGTTATGGGATAAAATATATTTCATAGCTATGAAAAATAGAAATAAAGAATGTACCATAACTGGTCATAGTCTTGGAGCTGCGATGGCAACAATATGTGCAGCTAGACTACAAAAGGTATTTAATACAGAAATAGTTTTATACACTTTTGGGTCACCAAGAGTTGGTAATAAGGAATTTGTAGATAATTTAAATGTCGAACATCACCGGTGGGTAAACAATAATGATGCAGTAACAAAAGTACCCCCAATTTGGTTGTTTTACAAGCACCATGGTATGTTAAATTATTTAAATTACTATGGAAAAGTCCGTGATGGTTATAGTTTCTATCAAAGAATAAAAGATATGTTAAGAGGTAGAATTAGAGCTATCAAAAAATGGCAGTTTTTTAAAGGTGTGTATGATCATAGTATTACAAACTATGAGAAGAAATTACTTAAATTAAAAGGAGGAAGTAAAGTATGAAGGTATTATGTGTTTTATATGACGATCCAAAAAATGGAATGCCTAAAGATTATGCACTAGAAAATTTACCAGTAATTGAGAAATATCCTGATGGTCAAACATTACCATCACCAAAATCTATTGATTTTAATCCTGGTGAATTACTTGGTTGTGTATCAGGCGAATTAGGTCTTAGAGAATTTTTAGAATCAAATGGCCACGAATTGGTCGTTACCTCAGATAAAGATGGTGAGGGTTGTACAGCAGATAAAGAATTAGTTGATGCAGACGTTGTTATATCTCAACCATTCTGGCCATATTATCTCACAAGAGAAAAAATGGAATCAGCACCGAACTTAAAAATGGCGATTACAGCAGGTATAGGTTCAGACCACGTTGACTTGCAGGCCGCCATGGACAATGGTGTGGACGTGATGGAGGTGACATACTGTAATTCAAGGTCAGTTGCAGAACATATTGTAATGATGGTTCTTGCATTGGTCAGAGATTATCATACTCAACATAAGATCGTAAATGAAGGTGGTTGGAATATCGCTGATGCAGTTTCAAGGTCTTATGATTTAGAAGGCATGAAAGTTGGTACAGTTGCAGCTGGTCGTATTGGTTTAGATGCACTAAAGAAACTAAAAGCCTTTGATGTAGAATTACATTATTTTGATAAGCATAAATTATCTGATGATGTAGAAAAAGAATTAGGTTTAGTTTACCATGATTCAGTAGAGTCATTAGTTTCCACAGTAGATGTTGTTACTATTAATTGCCCATTACATCCTGAAACTGAAAATCTTTTTGATGCAGAATTAATTTCAAAGATGAAAAAAGGTGCATACATAGTAAACACGGCTCGTGGTAAGATTTGTGATAGACAAGCAATTGTTGATGCACTTGAATCAGGTCAATTAGCTGGTTATGCCGGTGATGTTTGGTTCCCACAACCTGCACCAAATGACCATTCTTGGAGAAGTATGCCTCATCATGGTATGACACCTCATACATCAGGAACATCATTAACAGCTCAGGCTAGATATGCAGCTGGTGTGAGAGAGATACTTGAAAAATTATTTGATGGTGAAGATCAAAGAACTGAATACACTATTGTTAGAGATGGTGCGTTAGCCGGAACTGGAAAACACTCTTATACAGAAGGTTCAGCAACAGATGGTTCAGAAGAAGCCGCCGAGTATAAGGCATAACAAAAGGAAAATAGATGTTAAAAGACGAAAGAACATATTATAAACCATTTAATTATCCATGGGCTTATGATGCGTGGTTGAAGCATGAACAATCACATTGGTTGCATACTGAAGTACCAATGAATGAAGATGTAAAAGATTGGAAGAATAAACTTTCTGAAGAAGAAAAAGCTTTTCTCACAAATATTTTTAGATTTTTCACTCAAGGTGATATTGATGTTGCAGGTGGTTATGTAAAGAATTATTTACCACATTTTCCACAACCAGAAGTAAGAATGATGTTAGCTGGTTTTGCAGCTCGTGAAGCATTACATATCGCAGCTTACTCTCATTTAATTGAAACTCTTGGTATGCCTGAATCAACATATTCAGAATTTGCCGACTATGAAGAGATGAGAGCTAAACATGATTATGTAATGGAGTTATCATCTAAGAATGGCACAAAAGAATCAACAGCAACACATATTGCTGTGTTCTCAGCTTTTACTGAAGGTATGCAATTATTTTCGTCATTCATTATGTTATTAAATTTTCCAAGACACGGCAAAATGGTCGGCATGGGTCAGATTGTTACTTGGTCAATTGTTGATGAAACACAACACGCTGAATCAATGATTAAATTATTCAGAACATACATAGAAGAGAACAGAGAAATCTGGAATGATGATCTGAAAGGTAAAATTTATACGATTGCAACAAAGATGGTTGAATTAGAAGATAAATTTATTGACTTAGCTTTTAAAATGGGGCCAATGGATGATCTTAAACCAGAAGATGTAAAGCAATACATACGTTATATCGCAGACCGTAGATTAATTAGTTTAGGTTTAAAAGGTATATTTAAAGTGAAAAGAAATCCATTATTATGGGTCGAAGGTATGATTAATGCACCCACACATACAAACTTTTTTGAAAACAGAGCAACTGATTATGCCAAAGGTGCTATGAAAGGAAAATGGGAAGATGTTTGGGGTAAAGCAGCCTAGTTTTGAAAATCATAGAATATACTTGTGATACTTGCGAATCATCATATACAATAAAATATGACGTAGAAGGAACAGAATCGGATCCGACTTATTGTCCATTCTGTTCCAGCTATATGGATATAGAAGAGGCGGAGATTGGAGATGAATGAGTTGGACTTACAATGGACATGAATTTAATCAAGGAAACGTTGGTAGTTCTTTTGGTTTCGTTTATTGCATACATAATCTTGTAGATAAAAAACGATACATTGGAAAGAAATTCTTTACTAAAGCCGGCTACAAACAAGTAAAAGGCAAAAGAAAGAAAGTTAGAAAACCATCAGACTGGGAAAAGTATTGGGGTTCAAACAATACTCTTATTAATGATGTTAAAAAACATGGAGAAGATAAATTCATTAGAGAAATATTATATATTTGTTCTAATAGATCAGACTGTGCTTACTTAGAATTAAAAGAACAAATAGATCGCCGTGTGCTTGAAAGGGAAGATTATTACAATGATTATATCTATGTCCGTGTAGCTGGTAGGAACATAAGGTTTTTAACTGAAAGCGGACACCAATATGTATCCAATAAAGACGAAGAAAGCATAAATAAAAAGTAAGGTTCGCCGAGCTGCAACTCGCAACCTATCTAAGTCTACATTGTTGAATAAGTCATAGGAGACCCAGCTATTAATATTTATTACGTCTACGCCTATCTAAGAAAATCCGATAATACTCCTTATTATATTGGTAAGGGTAAATCAGGAAGAGCTTACTCTAAATTACATTCAGTTTCAGTCCCCAATGATAAATCAAAAATAGTATTCTTAGAAAAAAACCTTACTAATGTTGGTGCCTGTGCCTTAGAACGTAGGTACATAAAGTGGTATGGGAATATTCTTCTTAATCGCACGGAAGGTGGTGAAGGTAATACATCACCAAGAACAAAAGAGTGGAGAAAAAACCACGCAAAGATGATGACTGGTAGAAAAGCATCTGAAGCTACTAGACAAAAAATGAAACTTGTTGATAAATCATATATGCAAACGGAAGAATATCGTAAAAAAGTTTCCCAAGCTAGAATAGGTAAATCAAGTGAATATGTTAAATCAAAAAGAGTGCCGATAAAATTAAATGATGTTGTGTATGATTCTATATTACACGCTATGAAAGAAACTGGGTATCACCGTAATAAAGTAAAGAAACTTGGTAATTTTGTTTAAATATTTCACATATGCCTCACTTTTTTGTGCAATGCAATATAATAAATTATAAATAAAACATCTTGTAATTTATATGAATAGGAGAAAAAATTTTGAAGAATATTGAATTATACGCTAACA